GCGGATCATACCAAGAATTTTTGCTTAGCCATCTTTCGGCGTTCTTTTGAACTTTGGTATTTACTTCATCCGGCACATTTTGTTGTGGCGTTTTAGCTTGCTCGAGCTGTTGTTTTTTGTAATGCTGGGCTTGTTGCAAACGTTGTTTAGCGTCTGTCAATTGCTCTAAATACTCTACCTGAGCTGCTGCATCATTAGCTTGGGCCGCTTGGGTTAACTTCATCTTAGCGTATTCAACGCGTGTTGCTTCGTCTTCAATAGACTTGTCAAGTTGCGCAAACTGGTAAGATACTGCTGTATTTTCTACAGCTGCCAAACGCCGAGCCAATTCTTCATTGTTGCGCTCAAGCATTTTAATCTTGTTTTGAGCTGATAGATCCCGCTGTTTCTTTAACTCTTTTTTGAGTTTGCGTTCTTCTCTACGAGCTTCGCGAATTGCTTCACGTTCTTCTTCGGTTTCGTCAAAGTTGTCTTCATCGTCAGCTTCATCTTCTTCCCGTTCCTCATCGGTGCGGTCGTCTGGTTTTGCTACTTCAACAACTTCTTCGTAATCTTCTATTTCTTCTGGTACTTCTACTTTAGCTAAAACTGTACCATCATCACGTTCCTTAATAGGAACATCTTTCTTTTCATTCTCTGCCATTTTTGACTTTCTACAAAGTTAATCTACAAACGCTTTCATTTTTTGCGCATGTTCAAAAGACTTAATGCGCGCAATGATTTCACGTGCCTGAATGGTAATAAACACCACTGGGGCGCCATCATCATTCGGGTTAACAACAAAGCGATCACCGCCGTATTTAATGGTTCTAACCAAATCACCCTGTTTACACCAAGGGCCTTCAATCCAAGGCTCTAATGTGTCCGGCGACTTATATGCTAGTGGTCCAATTTGTATTACTTTGGCTACAGTTTCATTGAAACGTAAGGTTTGTTTGGTTTCATCAACTAAAATGATGCCACCTTTGCTTTTGTTCTTTTCTCGGCGTAACTGCACCAATACTCGATCGCCAGCTATTTCTACTCCAGGGTCTACATCAGGAAAACACTCGGCTTCCGAACGCAAATCTAGTTCGTCTTTACTATTAAAATCAATTGCCATGCGGCAATCCTTTCCTAAGTCCTACGACTCTTCTTCGTTTTCCGTCAAAATTTCGTTAATAATTGCAAGGGTTAGTTTTAAACCCTCGATTTTACCTACGTACTGCTTGTAGTCGTCAAATGTATTGACGTTCGTTCCCGCGGTGACGGTTTCCGCTTGGCTCTGTATCTCGCTGCTTACGCGGCTGATAATTTCGGAAATAAAGTCCTTCATATTTTAACTAATACGCTGTGGCGGATAAATCCGCCCCAAATATTAATAAAAGTTGCCGCCGTCAATCTCTTTAAGATTTTTACCTGGGCCGACTTTATCAGAATTTGCCATTTTGGCTTGAGCTGCGCCAATTTTCCAGTTGTTATCACGATGTGATCCAGCTGGGCCTTTATCAATGCTGGTTTCGCCAGGGCCGCCAGCGTAACCAGGGGTGCCTGTCATTTTATAGGCTTTTTTGTAGCCTACATCGCCGCCGGGTTGTTTTGTATTTGCCATTTATTGTCCTTGAGTTGGAGGTGTTGGGGGTTGTGCTGCTTGTTGTTCTTGCATTTGAGCCATTTGTTGCTGGTGCTGCTGATCTGATTGGATTAAACCTTGTTCATGCTGTTGTTGTGCGTGTTGTAACTCAATTGCTTTTTCAACTTGCATAGCTTGTTGTTCAAACGCTTGTTGTTGCACCGCTAAACCATGCTGGCGAATATCTTGTTCGGCTGCAATCGTAGCTTCCATGGCTGACAAGTTCTGTTCATGCTCAAGTTGGGCTTGTTGGCTGTCCATTTGGGCGCCAGCGGCAATCATAGCGACCCGTTCTTTTGCTGCGTTGTTGATGTTAGCCAAAGCAATATCTTTAGCGTTTTGCTGACTGTCAATATTAGACTGAGTTTGGTATTTAGCTTGCAACTCTTGAACTTTTTGCTGCAACTGAGCAATCTTGATCTGATATTCTTGTTGCTGCTTTTGATTTTCAAGTTGCATCCGTGCTGCAGACTCTTCGGCTTTGCGTTTGGTTTCTGCCATTTGAGTTTGCAGAATAACGTTGGCAGTTGGATCTTGACCCAACATTTGTTGTTGCTGAGCTTGTTGAGCTTGCGCCACTTTTTGAGCAAGTGCTTGAATTTGCTGTACGTATGGTGCCAATTCTTGTTGAGAGTCTTGGTTTACCATCTGAGAAGCCAAGGCAAGCGCTTGTTGGGCTTGTCTGTCTAACGGTTTTTCTTGATGCAAATCTAATGTATCTTTGCCACCAGCAGCTTGTGCTACCATACCACGCATTGATTGCAGATAGTGCAAAGTTAAATGTTGTTTAATGTGCGCTAATGCTTGTGGCGCAAAGGTAGGTCCAATAACAGGATTGCCACCGTATGCTGGGTTGTTGGCATACTCCAAATGAATCTTAATGTGCGCGATGTGATCTTGATCTGGGTAAGCCGCTGCTGGTTTGCCCATGGTCATAGACACGTTTTCCAAGGCAGGATTAGAATCGCTTGCACCTAATGGGTTAGGCAAAATTTCTTCGGCATCTGGTACTTTTAATTGTTTAAGAACGCGGCGATATACCGCGCGCATATCAAACATGCCAGGTTGAGCTGCATTAGCTGCCGTTCCCATTTGCAACAACGCTTGGTTTTGGGCAAGACGTTGTGTTTCAGAAAAAATATTAGGGTCAGATACTGGGCGAACATCATTGTTATACGCAAAATCGCGCACTTCAATTTCAGCGCCAGACTGATTGTCCATCTCCTGTAAATACCAGTGATTGAGACGGGAAATAATGTTTAGTGACTTAGCTTGGCTACGGTGCAGGCGCGCGTGAATGCTAGAAAATACTTTAGCACCTTGCTCAATCAACGCTTGGGTTGTACCTACTGGCATATTGCTGTTTGCATCAGCAATCTTTTCTTCAGAGGTTGTAACAACGCCTTTAGCTGCAGCAGTTAACCAACCTAACAAATCAAACAATACAGATGATGGTGGATTAAACGGCATTGGCATGGCAATCTGACGGATGTCCGTCACGCCAGGGCCAGATTCTACTTCAATTACTTGAGTGGGTTCAATTCTGTCACTCTGTCCGCTAACTCGTCCAGTTTTGAGCTTAAGCATCGTCTGAGAGTTGTTGATATGAGCAGCATCCAACAAAGCACGTAGAGAGCCAGTAAGAGCAGCAGAGAGCCCGCCAATAAGATGGGGAAGACCAATAGCGTAAGCGCCACGCCAAGGAATGAACTTGAACTCAACATACCAATCCAGCTTTTCGAGCTTCTCATCACCTGACTCCCAGTTGCGATATAGAGCCAGTACTTTGCTGCTGGACTCATCAATAATTAAAATATACGGTGCGCGGCGTCCTTCGGTGAGAGGATCTTCTTCTAAGCGAATAAAACAAGTGATTTCGTAAACACGACGTAATCCATCAATATTTTTAGATGGCTCGGACTTACCTTCAACTTTGTTATTAGCTTGTTCGGCTTTAGTTTGGTCTGTTAGCGGCGCATCGGAAGTATACTGCGCGCTTTCTAAGTCACGATAATAACCAGCGTCAATACGCTGTTGATATGTGTCTTCTGTAATGTCTTGTTGTTCTGCTACACGCTGTGAGGTGTAGAAGTTGGTTGATGAGTACGGAAGGATAATGTTATCAATCGGCACCCATTCGCACATTGGACGTTTTTGCTCTTCGTCAAAACGCCATTTAAGAAACTGTGAACCACCAAGTGGCAACTGAGTAAACAATTGCTCCATCTCATCGCGGTACTCAGGAATCTGTTCTGTAAGTTGCCAGTTAAGAAAACTAACTTTGCGATCAGCAACTTCTACTTTGTTGCGGTTGTCATTGCCTTTGATATTGGATTTAACAATGCCATCAGACGGTAACAATTCTTTTGACGCAGACGCTGCAAAATCAACGCAAGCCTCTGCCATAACAGGGTGGACCACTTTTGAGGCTCCATCAAAGGTTGCGCCTCCAGGTGCGTCCTTACCTAAACCGGTTCGGCGAATACCTTCTTCGTATTGTTTATCGCGTTGACTACGTGCTTCTTTATCAACATCGATGTAATCCAAATATTCAACCGACAACATCTGCAAAACACCCTCATCAAGCTCATCAGCCAAGTTAGCGTAGAACTCAGGGTTTTTTAGTGGACTTTGTTTTTCTTTGTAGTTGATGACAACGGAACCATCATCAAGCTCAATTACTTCTTCTTCAACATCTTCTGGTTCAAGGCCCAATGCTTCTTCATACGCGTCCATTTCTGCGTCTTGTGCGGTAGCAAGTTCAATATCTTCCTCGCGGTCTGATAGACCGGGCAGATTTGCTCCCATTTGCATCGGTATTTGTGGATTTGCCATAGATATAATATTTTGAATTGTTGCTACATAGCAACAACGAGAATTAGGGACGTCCTTATTTTAACTAATACGCTATTTTGGGGCATTCCGCCCTATTGAGCGTAGGGGTTAGCAAAACGTTTGCGAACATCATCGTCCGCATAATCATAATCACGTGCTGGCAGGGGATCTAACTGAATCCAACCGGAATCCCGCAAAATACGCATGGCTTGGGAAAAAGAGTCCACATAGTCATCGTGCCCTCCCGCTTCAGGGAACGAACACAGCTGACGCAAAAACCGTTTAGACCAGGTAGCAAACTCGCCTTTTACCTCAGAGTCTTCTGGAATAAACACTTTTCCTTTAGAAACTAGCGGCGCCACAATGTTTAGCCGTTGCACTTTGTCCGCTCTGCCAGGGTTATAACCTTGAACCGGCACACCAGATTGCTGAAGTTCTTGGATTAGCGAAATACCGGCAGATTTGTCTTCCATCAATATCAAATCGGCTTTTCGCCCCTTTCCAAAGTCATTATCGGCGCCGTACACCACTTCTTTAAAGTCGTTAATCACTTTTCTGCGCAATTCAGGGTAGGACAAATGCTCATCCCAAGAATCTAACAAGATTGCTGCCATTCCAGCGTCAGTTTGCTCAAACACACCCCAAACCTCACAAGCCGTTGGGTCGTTGGTGGTTTTTTCGCTGGTGGCTGGGTCGTATGAGGCGATGACGTATTCTAAAGTGGGCGTGGGTCTGTTTGCTGGCCACATCCTAAACTGGCTGCGTTTGATAATACCAGCAGACTCGGGGTCTAAAATCTCACCGTAAATCTCTTGACGGCCCATGTCGGTGCCATCGTACGTCTCTAACTGTTTAAAAAACGTTTCCGATAGATTGGCGCGGTTGTCGTACGAACTGGCGTTACTGACATACACGTCACCACCCACTTTTCCTTCGTTCAAATCAACAATCAACTCCTTTGGTTTAGGAGTTGTGGTGATTATTTGCTGAACTCGCGGTATTCTAGGGTCTTTAAGACGTAATGTGAATTGCACTCCATCGTAGGCTTCGTCAAGGTAATCGAAGGCGCAGAGTTCGTCAAACCAAGCTCCGTGATATTGCTTACCACGATAGCGTTCTGGTTCCGAACCAGGAATACCCTGAATAATTGATCCGTTAGTAAGGGTGATTTCAAATAATGATTTGTTGTAGTCCCGGATGAGGGAAGGTGGAATAATATTGAGTAGTCCGCTGTCACCTTCAAAGCAAGTGGCTCGTATGTCATTACTGGTTGGAGCAGTAACAAGCCAGCGAGTATTGTCATATGTCCAAGCGCGAATCCCAATCCAATGCGACGCAGTGTGGGTTTTTCCAGAACCGCGTCCAGCGAGCATAAGAAACGTATCGTATTGCCCTCCTTTTGGTTCTTGTTGGTGGGGGAGTGCCTGCAAAGCCCATTTAGTCTGCCAAATGATGGCATCGCGTTGAGATTTAGGCCAATGCTGTCGCTTGGCGATGTATTCTTCTAAAAACTTTTCTTTTTCAGGGGTCAGAGGCATGGTATAAAGCCTTCTCCTACGAGATAGCTGTTGTCAGGGCCGTCAGTCTCAATATGGACGCAGGCCTGGGGTTGTATTTCATAAACATCGCTGACTAACCGCCATTCTTGACGAACTTTGATCGGGCGCGGCGTTTGTTCATGGGTTAATTGTAACCGAGTTTTAATAAACACAGTGTAATAATTCTTGTACTGATCGTAATCCAAAACCGTTCTAGCGCCGAGTGATTCAGCAAGATACTGAACCTGGCACACTAACTCTTTTTTGCGGTTAGTAAACCGAAACACTCCCGTTTGTTGGTTGTATTGTTTGGTTTTAGAATGCAAAACCCCTTTTAACAACTCCAATCGCTGTTCTGGGGAAGAAAGCAAGTAGTTATTGGGTATACGATACGGGATATTGGGAACTAAATGCGAAACAATGGTCGGTTTAGTGGTAAAAACTTTCTGATGGGTTGGCAAATACCCATAGTCTTTTAGTTTTTCTTTGATGATGTCTTTAAATTCTGGGGGTGGCGCCAAACCGCCAGACTTTCTGCGGTTAAAAAACCAAAATCCAAAGATAAACGGCGGGACCGGCAGGTCCATGTGCGGAAAATGAAGGGCGCCAGCGGTAGGAACCGAGAACTCTTTGCGGTTTTCTCTACCAGTTAAGGGCGTTTTTATTAAATCAGAGAGGGTAGTTGGCTTGGGCTGGCGCCGAAACTTTCGGGTGCCCTTGTATTTGCGCACTTGTTTGCGGTAGTTCTCGCTTTCAAGGGGCAATTTAAGATGCGCATCACCAGCAATTGTCAGCCCATCCGCAAACTGGGCTTCGTAACAGTTGGTTGCTCGGTATTGCTGTATCAGTTTGACTTTGACTGGTTTGCCAAAACGGTCAAATAGGAAATCACCCTGCTGGATGTCCCCCGCCATTTTCCAGTAGTCCAGAGTCAGAACTTTTTCTGTTGCTAGTATCGCCATAGAAGTTTTTAAGGACCCAATGGTCCAGCCATATTCCTAACGGAACACGTATTTTGTCTTGGATTTTAAAAGGCAGCCGTTGGATATTAAGGGCATCGTCTGTAAGCTTGAGGCGATACTCCAAATATTTAATTGTGTCGGTATCCAAAACACGGATAGGGACGTCTGCCTGATCGAAGTTGTACAAATCGCATACCAATACCCGCAAACCTTTGAGTTCGCCGGCAGCGTTTTCTAACGCGCCTTGGATTTGATAAACGTAATTGTTCATACTTTTACTAATACGCACAATCTCAAAATTTACAAAAAAAAAATTTTTGAGTGCCAGTCTTGTGCCAGAGAAGTGCCACACTTCTTTTTGGACAAAAGCCAATGGAATCAACAACTTACAGAAAATTGCCACACTTTATGCCGTTTTTTCCAAATCGATACGCTACTCTTATTTATTTATTTTTTTTAAAAAATAAAAATAAAAATGAAAAAAGGGTGGCAAGTGTGGCACAAAGGGGTTAAGTCATTGATTTATAAAGAAATCGTGCCAAAAGAAGTGTGGCACTTCTCTGGCACAAGACTGGCAATTGCCACACTTTTCATAATGTGAAATGCTTTATGACAGTTTTACAAAAAAAAATTACAGAAACTTGAGTTTGCTCAGGGGCCCGGGCGGGAGGCCCCGGGGGTCTGCAAAATGGGGTATCGGTTTGTTAGTAAGCCCCCACTTCACTTATGCCGCATACTAGCGCATGAATGTAAGTTAGCACTCACTCACATAGGCTATGCCCCACATTGGTGCGCTGCGTTAGCAAGCGCTTACTAACTTAGCTGCGTGGCTGTTTGGTTACGCACCAAGTTGGTGCGCCAGGTGAGTGAGCACTCACGCACATTGGTGCATGAGTAGGCACGGACGCGGGCGCGAGGGCAGAGAGGTGGGGTGGGCGAGATGAATGGAATTATGCGGACGTTGCGCACCGCACTATCCAGTCCGCTATTTGCTGATGATCTTGTGCGTTTCCGTCACTCTTTATCCTGTTTGCCCTCCAAGATACCCAAGCAACGTTACCCTTGACGTATCCTAAAGCTGGATCAATCTTATCTAGCGATGGCGCATCATCTTGCCTGTATTTAGCTTCAGCGCACCAAGCCAAAGACATTCCAAAAACTGGGCAGTTATCGCTAGGCAATCTGGCCAAGTATTCCAAATCAATATTAAATGGAAGGTTGTTGGCTTCTGCTCTCCTTCTTGCCCTTGATAATATCGTTGCAATGTGCCCCCGTTTTGTTGCTCTGTATTTTCGGCTTTGTGTTGCGTGTTTATTGGTCATAATGCCTCCTCTACTCTTACTAATACACCATTAGGTGCATTTCCGCCCCACAACTGCCCTTATAACTCCAGGTTATGTGTTGGGCATAACAAAGCGTTCTTCATAATCATTCGTAATATTAGGGTTTTGGAGCATATAGCCAATGGTTTTTATGACGTTAGAGAGAATAGAATCACATTGTTACATCAACAAAAGAAAGGAATCACACCATGAAAACAAACAACCAACAAACAGCAATCAACGAACTGGGCGCAATCTTGCAAGATATACCAACGGATACTATTTACACCGTTATCCGTCATGTTAGCAGCTCGGGGATGCAACGAGAGATCAGCGTCAAGATGATTGATGCTGGTCGTATTATTCATTTGGACTATTTGGTAGGTGAGGCGTTGGGCTTAAAGTCAGGTAAACACAACGGACTTAAAGTAAGAGGATGCGGCATGGATATGGGCTTTCACTTAGTCGATTCCATTAACCGCATTTGTGGAGCTGGTAAACAATTTAGACAAGAGTGGATTTAATATGAATACCAAAAAACTAACTGTAAACTTTTTTGAAGATGTAGTGGGCAAGAAAGAGTTTCCAAAAGCTAAAATAGTCAGCGTTACAAAGGCCCGTGAGGAATGGATAGATGAGCTCACAGAGTATATGCTTGAGCTATCCTACCAAGACGGAGAATTTGCTAATGGTTTAATTAACGATCTTTTAAGGTGTGGATTTAAAGGTTATTGGAGCATGACAGACCAAGAGCTTATAAACGAAGTAAAAGAGCAAATAGATCATTTATACGACACAGAAACAGAAAGCACATCATGACACAAGCCGAAATTTTTGCTGTATTGGTGGCACTATTTATTACAGTTCAACTTGTTTGGTGGGCTACGGCTCACGGTTATATTTAAGGAGATACCATGAAACACGTTATTCTTAATGTATTAATCTTCATAGCTTTTTTGGCATTGTGTTTGATGCTAGGCTACACCTTTGCTGAATTTCTAACAGGGGAATAGGCCATGATTACAGAGCATATGAAAAAGATCGCTTATGCTGAGGGCTACCACTCAGGGATGCTGCATGAGAACTTCAGCAACCCCTACGAGGACTTAGAGTTGCGTATTCAGTTCAACTATGGCTTTAGGACTGCCAATGAGCGTATGGATTCACTTTACCAACACAACCACAAGGAGTTAGCATGAGCTACTTACACACCAAACTATGCCGTATATCAGAAGTAAACTATATCAATCGTTTAATGAATGGCACACCATCAGCGCCAGACGTGCCAGGGTATGTGCATTTTGATACACCACCACCAAAAAGGCCCGATGACATTATAAAAGTGTGGATTGCAAACCCTAACAAAAAGGGATGGCTAATGATGGTAGAAATGCCACGCTCTCAGCATGAGGCCGAAGTCAAAGCCATGAATGATGCCTTTGATGCTAAACAACGGGAGAAAGCAAAATGAAAACAATGGAAGAATTAAGAGATTTTATGGCCACCGCCGCATTACCAGCAATAATGGCAAAGTGGCCAAATGTTAATGAATACGGCGCAGCAGAGCTTGCTTATACCTATGCCGATGCCATGTTATTAATTAGAGATATGGACCCCGATGAATATGGATTGGCGGTTGCACTATGACCTATGCTAAATACCCACTTCTTAAAACAATCCCCTGTAATGATTGCCAACATAAATATCGATGCGATGAACAACGTTTAGCTTGCTCACAATTTAGATATTTTGTCAATACTGGCTTTGTGTCACAAGCATCACATTGTGAACCAACAAGGAAGATTTATGCAGAGCTATTTTATAAAGAACCCGAAATGCCACCAAGAAAGGAGGCCGCATGAGTCATACCATTAAATTTGAGTCAGTCCATCAGATGCTGCAATGGCTGCTTGAGAATGAGATATACCGCTTACCAGTAGACTTAACCATTCACTTAGGAGAATAACCATGTTACAAGAACTCACCATTAGACAGATTGAAGACTATTTCCAAAAGCCTACCGACATCATCGATGAGCTAGGATCAATCGACCAGGAGATCAAGCAATTAGAAGCTAGGGCACGACAATTAAAAGATCGATTAATAGAGCGTGGTGCTGGTATGTATAAGGGGATGCGCTTTAGTGCAGAGGTTAGTATGTATGATCGCAACACAATCAGCGCAACGCTAGTTAAAGAATACGGCACCAAGGATTTTGTGGCCCAAGTAACGCAAGTGCAGCACATCAAAGCAGTAACGCTTAAACCATTAGACAAAGCTAATTAAAAGGACTACAATATGAAGATTATTGGTGGATTTATTATTTTTTTAGCACTATATGGTTTTAGCGTAGAAATTACTTTGACAGGAATTTTATGGTTATTATTTGGTATCTTTTTAAGTGCAACACGAGAGTGTATAGATATTTTGGTGCAGGCCACAAGGCGCGCCAATCGTGAGCAAAAATGATTTTCTTACTGATTACCTTCAATCTCTCTACGGTATACCCGTCCTTGATTCAGAGGATGAGTATGCTTTAGCAGCTCGTATAGCACAAGGCGATGGTATTGCCCTAGAATCTTTAGTCAAGCATAACCTTCGCTTTGTAGTCTATACCGTCCGTAAACTACCATCCTGGCATCATAGCAAGACACCGCAGGAAGACATCATTGGTATGGCTAACGAGGGTTTATTAAAGGCTGCGATGCAATGGCAGCCGACCAATAACGCCAAGTTTGCGACCTATGCCAAGGGGTTTATCCTTCGGGCAGTAGAGCGTGGGCTAGATAATACTGACAACCTAGTTAGAATACCGATCAAGGTGCGCGAAGAGATTCGCAAAATGACCTACACCGAGAGAGCATTAACTCAAACCCTTGGAAGAGAGCCGACCGCACAAGAGTTGGCAACCATCCTCAATAAACCAGTGAAAAGAATCAACCAATTAAAATTTTACTTGCTTCAAGAACCATCTTCCTTAGATGCGATGAACTTGGACAAACTGGAGGAGGAAGACCTTGATTAAATTAACATCTGAGCAGCAAAAAGCCTATGACCGCTATATCAGAGCCCGTAACAGGGTGCGTATAGGATCATATGGTAAACACTTAAAAGGCAACTGGATACCGCTATCCGATGTAGTATGCACCGTAGATATTGCTAACATGAACCATCCCTTGTTTGAACAAAATGACGAATGGCTAGAATACAAAGAGGCTTCCTTAGAGTGGTGGGCCATTGAGCCAGAGTTTAGGAAAACCCAGCGTATGAGCATGATTAAGGGTGATTATGGCGATACAGATAGCTGGAAAGAAAAACAACCCCAAGTAAAGGAGATTACATGAAAAAGGCCATACCAACAGACATTTATGACAAAGATGGCAACCTGGTCAAAATAGAGGCTAGGGAAGAGGACGGCCAGCATATCCTGGACATTGTGTGGGATGAGAACGATGAGCAAACCCCTGAGAACCGAGCAGAGTTTAGAAAATGGGCTTATGGCTTTTTGGAGAAGAATAAAGGCTATCAGATTCAAAAGTAATAAGCTTATTACTTTTAGTTATGATTGCCAGTCTTGTGCCAGAGAAGTGCCACACTTCTTTTTGGACAAAAGCCAATAGAATCAAAGACTTAACCTGTTTGTGCCACACTTCCAGCCATTTTTTCCAAGTCGTTACCCTACTCTTATTTTTTATTTTTTATTTTTAAAATAAAATAAAATAGAATAAAGGGTGGCAAGTGTGGCACAGAGCACCTAACCCATTGATTTATAAGGAAACAGACCAAAAAGAAGTGTGGCAGAAGACTGGCACAAGACTGGCAATTGCCACACTTGTAGGACAAATACCTACAAGCTCCATAAGAATTTCACATAATGAAATCAAATAGCAGCACATTTGCGTATTAGTTACGATAAGCAAAAAGGAAAGCAGAAATGTTACAAAAACCACCAGCATTAGCAGTCGATTTCAACGGCATACCCGTTGATCTTAAAATGATACCGAGATTCTGCTTATGGAAATACACCCTAGTTGGGGAAGGAGAGTCTCAGAAGTGGTCTAAACTGCCAGTCCAGCCCAACGGCAAAGCAGCCAAATCTACTGACCCTACCACTTGGTCAGACTTTTTGACAGTCCAAAAAGCGTATGAGAATGGTGACTTTTCCGGTATTGGTTTTGTATTTACTGGCGATGATGACCTTGTTGGCATTGATATTGATGATTGCCGTGATCCCCAAACCGGCACACTAAACGAACTAGCTCAGTCCATCCTTAATAATGTGCAGGGTTATTGTGAAGTTAGCCCGTCACAGACTGGCATTAAGATTTTCACCCGCGCTAATCTGCAGGCTGCCCACGTTGATCACGACATTGGGTTAGAAATCTACCCAAAGAGCCGTTACTTTACGGTTACAGGTCATCATCTATCCGGCACCCTGCCCACTGAAATACAAGACCTCACTGCCCATGTGCCGGAAAGAACCATCAACCGCTCAGGGGACGATGAGTTTGCTAACTACACACCACCGCTTGAAGACTGGGATTTGCAGCGTGTGGATAAAGAACTGCTATCAAACCTAGATCCCATGTGTGGCTACTCAGACTGGATGGCTGTCGGTATGGCACTGCACCATCAGTTTGATGGTGATGTGGAAGCATTAGAGGCTTGGGACGCATGGTCATGCGACCATGGCAAAAACCTAAAGTATGTTACAAGTGGGCAAAACTCCTGCGCTTACAAATGGAATACATTTAAAGGAGGTGGGACAACACTACGCTCGCTCATCTTTAAGGTGAATCAAAAAAAGTTGCTCGCCGCACTAGCGGCAGGCGAGATAGTATTAGACCATTTCAACCCGCTTGACCACGCCAGGAAGTTTTTAGAGTCCTTGTATGCGGTAGAGGGCGGCATAAAGATTGTGCACTATGCCCAAGAGTTTTTTGTTTATACCGGAACGCACTATTTGTTTATTGAAGAGGCAACCATCCGCTCCCAAGTATATAAGTTTTTAGACAAATGCCAAAAGCAAGATAAGAAGGGCAACCTTGTGCCGTTTAATGCCAACCCAGCGGCAGTGAACGCGGCAATTGATGCACTTAAATCGATTGTGCATTTAGCTAACGATCCGAATGGCAAACCGCCAGTATGGTTAGATGGGTATGCAAGAAGCAACCCACCAGCCCATAAGTTGGTCAGTATGCAAAATGGTTTGTTTCAAATGGATGAGCTGGTGTTATTCCCGCACTCACTCGGGTTTTTTACTTACAACAGTTTGCCGTTTGAATACAACCCACAAGCAAAATGCCCGAACTGGTTAAAGTTTTTAAATGATGTGTGGCCAGAAGATCAGCAGTCCATTGAATTGCTACAAGAATATTTTGGTTACATTTTGTCGGGCGATACCAAGCAACAGAAGTTTTTAAACATTATAGGTCCCAGGCGGAGCGGTAAGGGCACAATCAACCGGGTGTTGACTGAGCTGCTGGGTCAGTCCAACGTAGTCAGCCCGCAGATGGAGGAGCTGTGTGATACGTTTGGTTTGCAGCCCTGGCTTGGTAAACAGTTGGCATCGTTCACTGACGCTCGCGTGACAACTAAGAACGCGGCGGGTGTGGTGTCTCAGCTGTTGCGTATTGTGGGCGCTGATACGGTGACTGTCAACCGGAAAAACAAAGAGTCGTGGTCGGGTTATCTGCCAACAAGGATCATTGTGTATTCCAACGAGATGTTGCAACTTGCTGAGAACTCCAACGCTCTGACTGGTAGGATGTTGGTGTTAGCCATGACAAATAGCTTTTATGGCAGGGAAGATGTAGGCTTGGCAGACAGACTGGCCACTGAGCTTGCTGGTATATTTAACTGGGCGATTGAAGGACACATACGGCGCACAGGTAGATCGGGTCAGCGCTTCATTCAGCCTGAATCGAGTAAAGAGATGTTAGAAGAAATGACTGAGCTATCGAACCCATTGATTGCCTTTATGCAAGAAGCCTGTGAAGTAGGTGATGGCTTTGAGGTAAACAAAGACCAACTGTTTGCTTGTTACAAACACTGGGCGATTAAAAAGAACCTGCACCCAGGCACAGACATGTCTTTCAAACGGCGCTTTAATGCTACGACCCAGGACATGAACATTAAATCGTATCGGCGTCGTGGGCTTGATGGTAACGAACATTTGTTTTTAGGTGTCAGATTAGCACCCAAGGCACAACAGTATGTAGATTCGATTTCTAACTTTGAGAAAGAGATTTTTTGAAACGCTTTAACTTTCGCAAAATCATCAAGCGCAACGACTTTACCAGCGTGTTTGGTAATGTGGGTGGTCGTCGCACATTAAAATCTGCACTGCACAAGTATTTTTGGAATCGTTGGAAGAAGTTTAAAATGCAACAAATACGCCGCGCTAAACAAGGCTGGCGTAACAGAGTGTTTGGTAGCAAAACAGCATTACGGATTCGTAAGACTTATGGCAGACGTGGCAATATACCTTTGTTTAGGAGATAATCATGCTTACAGTAAAACAGTATTTAGAAATCTTTAAGTTCTCAAATGTTGAAAATCTAAAGCACATGAAGCGCGTGTTATTTATGTCACACGGCACCGAGGATTTAAAGAACCGCTACGAAGCAGTGAAGATTGCATTGGGGGAACAATGAACGCAAATGAACTAGCCAATTTATTAGAAGTAGATAGCTGGTACAAGCTGGTAACTAGAGAAGAAATAGCCACCATGCTACGCCAGCAACAAGCCCAACTTGATGCAACAGAACAACAAGTGCTGGATGCTTTTGAACGGGGTAAAATGTTTGGCTACGCAGAAGGATTAAGAAAGGCACAAGAGAAATGACCACATTCACCACACAAGACCGGCAAGATGCGCAACGCAAAGTGTTGACCGATGAGGAAATAATGCAGTTGTACGAAGAGTATATTGAAACTCAATATGCGAGCGAAAGCAATGTTTTAGGGTTCGCCCGCGCCATCGAACGCGCCCACGGAATAGGAGAATAGGATGAGCTTCACCATCTACCAAGTAAACAACCTCAAAGTCATCCAGTGGTTCGCCACAGTTGACAGCCTAATTGCCAGCATGCTGGCCAACCCTAACGACGCATACCACCGCAATGACTGAGATCGCACTATCATTCTTCATCGGCTTTTTGGTCGGCTTGGTCATGCGCCCAAA